CAAATAAATTTTGACGCAAAATTAATCTTTTTGAATTAATCACTGGTATATCATCAATTGTAAATATGCTGATATACCAATTACTATCAAAAGTATTCCATCTTGCAGAAAACTTATATTGTTCATTTAGATTACCTAATTCTACTATACTTTCCCAAGAAGAAGCATCATTCCATTGAATATATTGCATATTTAAAAATAAGGTTTTAATTTATTGTTAATCCAGTTAATTTCTTTTTGAAATAAAAATTCTTCATTAGCGGCAGCATCTGTCGGATCAGTATCATCTTTTGTCTGAATACCAAATTGGGTTTTACCATTCAAACTTCTATTTAACTCATTACTATTTAAACTTGTATTAGCAACACTAGCAAATTGCACTTGTACTAAATCAATTGTAAACTTCAGTAAACCTCTGGTATCTGGAGTTTTTGGAACTTCAATATTTGCAATCATCATATTTTTAAATGATTTCAATTCAGTAATTACTGAAATCGGAATAGCTTCATTTCTCATTTTTTCTAATAAAAAATAAGCTTGTCTTGTAGGTGTTTTAGTATTTGTAAAATCTACCAAACTTCTAGCAGTATCAAGCATACTAGATAAAGAATTTTTTTGGAGCGGAGTTTCAAAAATACCAAAAAATTTAATTGGGGTATCAGTAATATATCCTACCATTTTTACTTCTACTTGTTCTTTAAATACATGATCTGTAATTGAACTACCAGTTTCTATTGGGACCTTAGTAATTGTATTTTTTAAATTAATAGTTTCATCAATTATTGCATCAATATATAAATCCCCTACTTTTGAATAGTTTTTCTCTTGTAGCAATTCTTTTGCTGAATTACTAAATGAAGAAGCTTGAAAAAATTTTGTAATAATTGAAGCCATATTTATCGTTTAGCTCCGATAGCAAATAAAAATTTTTCATTTTCATATTCAATAACTTTTTGAACTTCTGTACGAATAGTATTCGTGATACTCATATCAAGTGGCTCTGTAGTTTTATTCTCAATCTTAATAGAAAAATTGTTCACTGGAGCATAATTGTTAGTATTAGCTTTATTTATAAATTTTTCAGCAGGACTTAATCCTTGAAATTTATAAATCATATTTTCGGCAGTATTTTTCAATTTGTTTTTATTAAATTCAACTAGTTCATTAATTCTGTTATTTACATGAGTTTGAACCATATCATTGTTAAATAACCCATTTGTGAATTTTGTTAAACTTGACCAATACGTTTTTAAACTTTGAGTTAGAGAATCAATAGTTAATTTCATTTTTGACCATACATCATCTAATAAATTTGTTTGCGATACTAGATATGTTACAGCTGTACTAATAGCAACGATAGTAGCAAGAACAGGATGTGTTGAGACTATTGTAAAAACAGAAACTAAACTAGCCCACGCTACTGATAATAATGATAATGTGTTACGAAAAATGAATGTAGCACTTGAAACAGCTAATAATGTTTTACCGTATTTGATGAATAACATTATTATTTTTTGCATCCATGATCCGACAGTCAAGAATACGATACCTTTTATTACTGTCTTCCAACCTCCGAAAAGTCGAACCACAGGGTCTAGTGTTTCTTTTAATTTAATTAAACCAGCTATTATTAATTTGATGCTTACTATTACAATATCAAGCATACCTTTGATATTTAAAGTAATAAATTTTCGATTTACAATTAAAAATTTATTAAATACCATCAGTACTGAAGACATAGAGCCAAATAGCCCTGTAACTACTTTATTTTTAATATTTGATAGTGTTTGAAATATTTGTTTTATTGTTGCAGAGAATGTAATAGCATTTTGTATCTCTTCTTTTGAATAAATTGAATTTGATCTACCTTTTTCTATTCTTCTAAAACGCTGAATATCAATAAGTGTACTTTTGATACTTTGGACCACATTAAAGCCAGCTCTAATATATGCATAGCCCATAATAAACTTTCTAAAAGTAGCCCAGTTTGCACTTACTATAGATTTTTCTTGCTTAGCTAATTTTATTTTTTCTTTTTGAGCTTTGATTGCTATACGTTCTTCAGCAGTAATTACTTTGATCTGATCAATAAGTTTTTTGTTTTCTTCACTTGAATTAAATTTCATTAATTCTTTTCTTTTGACTATGTCTAAAGCTTTTAGTTCTTTTGCATAGTTCAAAAAATCTAAATTTGGTTTATTAATTCCAGTATTTAAATTTTGTGTTCCAACTTTTTTAGTATTTAATTGCTGATGAAGTCCGTTAAGATTTTGTTTGGCTTTGTTAATTAAGTCACTGAATTGTTTAAATTTAGAATTGTCAATTTTGACACCTAATTCTACAAATAACTCTCTAATTGCATTCATTGAATTTTACTCTATTTGTTGTTCAAGTTTTTGTTTCACATAAATCATTAAATGATATAATTGTACTTAATTCTGTGTATGAAACTACTTTTGCTAAAATTGGACGCCAAAAAAATAAATTTTTCTCTAAACCAACTAAATTATTTATTTTTGTTCTTGTTCTTTTTCCTTTTCCTTTTCTGCTGGGCTTTGGAACAACTGATTGAACATATCTATTAACATTGTTCTTTTCCCCTCTTCTAAAAAATCAGAAAAATTGTATTTGATTACAAAAATAACAACTAGAAGAGCTTCTGATAAATTACCTGTATAGAATTTATTAAAAGTCTGTTTGTTCATTGCTTGACCATCTCTCATTACAAGCGATAAAACTTCTAACAATAACTCTCCGTTCTGATCAATTTCTTGCAATACCTCAATATATTTAGAAGGCTCTACAGCAAAAATACTCATGATTTTTGTTAATAAAGTCCAGCCTTGAATTGCTGGATATTGTGTTACTGAGTAAGTATGTCCGTTGATGATAGTATTAATTTGATTTATCATTAAAGTCCTCCCACCCATCTTTGTATATTAATAGCTCTAATATTCCATGTTCTAATTCCAAGTTCTACCATAAATTCAGGTTCTGCAATTTTTTCAACCCATGCCTCAGGTGAACTAATTATAGTTGTACCATTTCCATCGTTTAGCATCATTGGAGTAATCCCCATTTTTGAGACACGATCAAATTCTGCTAACTCCATCATAAAATCATTACCACTTGAATCTTGTGTCAAATTTATTTCTATTAAACATGTGTAACTATTTAAAGAGTAACGAGCTACGTTACCCCTATTATCTTCGATATGTCCCATTTGGTTTTCAGGAAAAGTAACTTTAATTCCACTATCTCTAGCAAATCCACCAATTGGAGTACCCCCAAGTATCAAATGTACTTCTGATGAATCGTATGTTTTTACTGCCATAATTTTTTTCTCAGTATGTAATAGTAATATTTAAACCGCCAATTTTTAAGATAGCATTTTGATATTTAGCTTTTACTTGTATGTTATTTAAAGTACGTGCTTGTATATCTTGAGCTGGAATCTTTGTGATATCAGGTACTGTAATTTCAATTGAATCTTTAGCTAAGATACCCATGTCTGCGGCTGGATATAAAACTGATGCAATTTGATTTTTGATAATTGTTATACCTGCGTTGGTGTAAGGTATTATTTCATTTGTTCTAAATGTATTAAACAAAGCAATACGTAAATTATTTTCAATCCAATCGGTGTTTCTTATGATATCAATATATTCACCTCCAAAAGTCGTGCCAGGATATGTAATATTTTGATTCGCAACACTGATATAATAATTAGCATTATGTCCCTGTAGATTGTGTCTCGCATTATCTGTTAGCTGAGTTGGTAAAATCCCATTTAAAGTTTTATAAGCCCAATTTGAACTGCCTGCTGGCTTACTTAATTGCAATGCAGGCCAAGCAACTTCAGGATAATCTAAAGGATCACCATCTTCTGACTCATTTTTAAAAATACCAAAAGTGCGTAATGCTTTTAAATCAGAGAATATTTTAAATATTGATGCTTGGTCTGGAGTTAGATTATTTGCAGCACCAGAAGCTATCGAAAATATTCTTTTTTCAGTTTGAATAACGGTTGATAATGCACCCCATTGTTCATAATTTTCATCATCAGGTATTTCTGTTGCTGTTACACAATAAAAATCTTGTGTTAGATTTTTAACTCCTGTGTAAGCTTGTAATAAAGTTTCTTGTCCGAGAATATAACCTACTATAATTATAGATGGTCTAGTTTTTTGGCTTAAAGCCGACATACACGCATCATAAAGATATGAATCAGCTTTAAATTTTTCAGCAACCTGTGTACTATCGCTAATTTCTCCAGTTCTAAATTCTTGTGATTCATCTATTCTATCTGTAGCATATCCCATAATTAACATTCGACTTAAATCTGTTTTTAGTAGACCCAAATCTTCTCGAGTAATAGTGATATGTATAATATCATCTAAAAAGCTCATATCACACCTCTTCTGGATAAATAAATTCTTGTTCGTTAATTTGCATTTGTATATGTTCAATATTGTAAATATTATTTAATACAATAGTGACATAACCCAATTCTAATTCTAAATATGCTCTGCTTTCTATTTGCTCATTTACTGCCGCAGGCAAAGCAGTAACTGTTTTTAAAATTCTTCGTAAACCAATTTCACTGACGAAAATATCTTTTACTAAATTAGTAAATAATAATTTATAAACATGGTTTAATATATTTTCAGCTTCTTGTAATGCATCGGCAAAAACACTAATTTCACATGTGCAAGTACGTGATAACTGAATTTCTTCTACAGCTCCGCCTTCTCTAGGATTATATTTTCTAGAAATTGCATCTCCAATTTCTTTAAATGAAGATAATTGTACTGTAATAAATGGTTTCTTCGGTCTAGTATCAGATTGATTCGCAATGATAATTTTATTTTTAGGCAAACGCATATTTTCTGGAACTGCTGATTGCAATGCTAAAAAAATAAAATTTCTAAATCTTTGATATATTTCCGTTTCTTCCATCAGCTATCAGTATTAATTTTCACAACTAGAACATGATAATGTTTAATTGTTTTAAAATTTATGTTCTGCCACGGCGATACTCTTACAACTTGAAAGTCTTCGCCGTTTATCACAACTCGATCTGGATTTGTTACACCAATATCAACAGTTTTTAATTCAGTACTAGTAAACAAAACATAACTTTCTTTTGATCTATAACCTTCTGGTAAAGTTTGCAAAATTTCTGCATCTGTTTTCTGTACACTAGCTTTAATCTCTAATATTTCTTCTGCACCATTTTCCCAAATACCGAGATCATTATAAGTTCCACCAGTTTTACGTTTTACAGTTAAATTTCTTCTGAAAACATCAAACACAATTTATTTCACAACTCTATAATCAATTGAGCTACGCATAATTCCTGTATCAATTAAAGTTTTACTACTTTTCTTTCTCTGAATTGTTTTTTCAGAATTTGGCGGCGGCATATTACTACTGATAGTTTTTTTAATATCATCTATCGCCATATCTGCTACACTCACTAGCAAAGTTTCGATATCAATCTGATTATCACTGACTTTTTTTAAGTTTTTTTCTATCAGATTTTGCCATTTTTTATTTTCAGTATCAAAAGTTCTACGCATAAAAGGTCTTGACGGTACCCCAATTCCGAACTCATTTAAATATGCATATTCTGATATATACTTTTCTTCATTCATACCAGCTTCTTTAAACAACCCAACCTGCAGTTTTAATTCTTTATTTTTATTAAAAAATTTGGTTAGATTTTTAAAACCATTATCTATATCTTTCATATCAAAGGTGTAATACTACACTGGCTGATTAGCATCTTACAAAGTCTACCGTAATTCGAGCATTCGAGTGAATCTTTAGGGTTCGGCATAGTAGAGTAACTCATACTTAATTCACCTTCAGTAATTGAAGTCACTCCACTACTCGCCCCATTTTTCTTATTGCAAGTGTCGACAATATGTGCGACCCAGAATGTTAAAATTCTGTTTCTCAAATCTTCATCGATACTTTTACTAAAGCACTTGTCTTCTTCTACAATAATGTATCTTAAGTCTTCTTCTGGAATTTCTGCAAATTCAGTTACTAACTTCCGAAACATTTCATAAATAGTATCAATTGCCATAAATCATTACTTAAGCAGGTGGGGCAGCCATTTTTCTAGCAATAATGCTCTTAGGATGCTTAGAAACTATACCTCCATGAGCAATTTTTATATAAGTCGTATAAGTAAATGCTTTAATCTGCGGTGGCATAGTTAAGAATGAAGATTCAATCGGATGTTCAATATATTGAGAATTATTTGCAATCAAAAAGAATCCATCACGATCATTGTTACCAAAAGCTAAAGTAAGCATTGGTATTGCAAGTATTTGAATATTTAATGCACTTTCTACAAACTGAGCAACAGTAGTACCAGTATATGAAGTACCTATTGACATCGGTTTTGTTTTTAATAACAATTCTAATCCAGGCGAGCACAACATCAAATTTGGTTTAATCAATGATGCAGTAGCATTAGTAACGCTCATATATGCAGCTTTTATGTCGTCAAAAATGTTAGTTGAAGTCGTTTCTGGAGCATACCAGTTTGTGGCTACAGCAGTTGCACCAGCATCATAGTCAAACAATCCTTTTAAACCTTGGGGTTTATAACCACGTATCAAAGTTGTTTCCATCGTTTCAAGTATTCCGCGATAACAATGCTTTAATAGATCATCTATTGTTCTATCATTATGAAGTAGTTTTCGTTGTATTTGATATTCTGAATATTCAATAGCGTGTTTTACTTCGATTAATGCTTGAAAGAATTGTTTACCTACTCTGTTAACTATAGGTATATCATCAGCATATCTTGCAGTATATGTACCAACACCAACATTTTCATACATAGAATATTTATAAATATGATCTGGGCTAGATACTGGAAATTGCGGGATTGTATTATAAAGCACGAGAGGTGCTTTTAATTGATCGAAAGTACCACCGTCTATTACCATATTTTCGGCGAAGTACGTCAATTCTGAAGCGTCTAATCTTTTTGTAGCACTACGAACGCAGCCGCTACTGTATATTCCTAAATTTATCATTTTCGCTACTTATAAGTTAAATTAAATTAACTAATAAGTCTGTCGTTTAGCTTTTAATTTGATAAATGAATTTCTACTACTGCTATACCATTCTGAAGTGCTGAAGTAACATAAGTGCCTATTTTTTCTGAACCATTATCAGTTTCTTTTCCATATAATACGCCTCCAGTAGCATAAGTCTCTGGAGCCATTACTTGAGGGAAACAAGGATCACCAGCTATGACTGCTACACTGACATTTACAGCAATTCTACCTTTACGCATCACGTTTAAGATATCTGTTTTTATAATTGTATTATCGACTCTATTTTGAATCGGAGGAGCTAACTCTGCTTGCAATCTTGATTGATAAGTAGTTAGTCCAAACAATGGATCAAATATTACAATACCTATCATTGTGGCGATCTTAAGTTCATCACGAATCTCACCCCTTTTGCAGACTTGGAAAGTATCGTTAGCACCTTGTGCGGCTCTGATAATAACATCTCCAGGCTGTGCATAATTTCTTAAATTTGCATTAGCATTTGGTATTAATTGGAAAGTATCAATATGAGTATTAGTTGTTTGAGCAACTTGTCCTGTAATATATTTTCTAGAAGTTACTGAATAAGTAGTTTGCATAATTGTTCTCGTTAAATTATTCCTTTTTGTCTTTGTTGCTCTACTGTTCTATGTATTAGACTCTCAGTAGTATCTATTTGATCGATATGATTTTTTATTGCATTAAATACATTTCTTGTCATTTTCGAATCTTCAGTTTTTTTAAAACATGCATCAAAACGACCTTTGATATACAAATCGTCATATCCTTCAAATGTGTTTGACAATTTTTCTTTAGCGTTAATTGCCGCTATTTGTATTTCTCTATCAGTATGATACATATATTCCAAAGCGTTTAATCCAGCTTGTTTTTCTGCAATTGCTAATATATTGCAACGATCTCTGACTTGCTCTGCTATACGCTCTGGTTTTACAGTTGCTAAAAGAGATTCATTCTTTGCTCGCAATTCTGCGTTACCTGTTTCAAGTGCATCTGTTTTTAATTTGAATTGATGTAATTCATTTTTTAACAATTCAATTTTTGCTTCTTGTTCAGAAATTTTTGTGTTAGCGATATCTAATCTAATATCTAAATCGTCCATTTTTGTTACCTTTGTTAAATTTTGTATTTTATTTATGCAAGCGTTGTCAAATCTAAATCTTGCATCTCTCCCAGCTCTTCCGCGATCTACTGAAGCTAGATGATTATAACGAATATTCGTTTGTCTAAACTCATACTTTTCACCGTCATATACTCCATCTTCTTTAACTAAAACTGTTTCATAACCCATGGAAATTTCAGGTTTTTCACCTAGTAGAATTTTGTCAATCAATGACTTATGCGTCACTGTGACAGAAACAGAAATATGTTTATCTTTAATAATCTCATATTCTTCACCCGTATATCCAGCTTGAAAATCGACTGCATTATTGCTATCAATAAAAACAGGTGGATGACCATCGGTCACAGGTATCATTTTAATTGATGATAAACTATCAGGATTAAATACATCATCAGGATGTCTTAATTCTTTTCTTATGCTACCATTTTCATCAAGGTATTCAAATACTCCAACTCTTGTGACAATGCTTTTACCGCGTAAAAATCCTTCTTTAGTTTTCGAAACTTTTGGAAATTCTAACGCATCAAATCTAATTACTTTCTCAAGCATAATAGACCGAATAAGAAGTACACTGACAATTGATAGCAAAACCTGGAGGCAATAATTCTGCTTTAATTAATGAACGTTTTTTCCAATGATCATTAAGATCATCTTTATAAATTGTTGAATTATTAAAATCACAAATTTTGCTTTCTAATACTTTATGACTGTTACGTACTTTTTCATTTCCAGCAGTAGCCCAAATATACAAATTCAAACCTAACGACAATTTACGATTCATAGTTAGCTGACCATTTAATTTTGCAATTTGATCTCTTGCAATTAAATTAGCTTTCTGAATTGAAATTGAATAAGCATTTGCTAAATTCTTAGCTAAACTATTAGTAGTTAAACCACGTTTGATACCATCGTAGATGGTGTTAGTAACATTTAAATGTAAATTAGTTTCAATAGATTTAATTAAAAAAACATTTTCACTAATCCATAATTTGATAGTCTGTTCATCATTTTTTAAATGACGCAAAACGACAGGTTTTTCAAAACTATTTTCAATATTTCTTTTATTAAAATTACTTACTTGTTTCGCTAAGTTTGATAACTTATTAGATACTTCAGTTGATAAAAAACCAAACAATACTTTTAGTTTACTTAAAGTAAATTCAACAGTTGAGGCATTATCTTGCTCTTCATCAAAACGCAAATCTAAATAAGCTTCTTTAAATTCTTTGTTTCCGAGCAAATTACTTTCAACTAACTTGAACATTTGCTTAACAAACAAGTTTAATTCTTTTTTATATAAAATTTCAAGAGCAGTTGGATAGTGTACTATCGTACTTCTCAATAACCTTTTATGACTTCGCATAATGCATCAAAACTATTTTTAAATTTTGCAAGATGACTATTTATTAACAATTTACGGCATTGTAATGCTTGCTCATCATTAACATAATTTTGATTTCTATTCAGCATTTCAATATCAACAATCAAGTTATTAAATTGTTCAGTTGATGTTTTAATAATTTCCAAAACGGTCATAAAACTACCATATGT